CCTAAATTGTAACCTTTTTACGGTCCTTATAATAGGTATTTCCATAACCTATTGTAGCTTTTTTAGCTTGGCAAAGATAAGGGCGTAAAGATAAACCCTCAAACTCCGCTATCAAAAATAAACAATCTTTATTTATTTGCATCTTGTATTTCGTTTTTAATTTCTTTGCCAAATATAATCATTTTTTTAAACTCTTTTACGAATCTTTTACCTGTAATTTTGAAAAAGTTTTCATCTATTGAGTTTAATTCTAACCATATTAGACCTACACTTAATACCTTTGTAATTAATAAAGGTACTCCTATAATCATTTTAACGAATTCGCCTAATAAATTGACCTCTAAAACGTATATTATAATCAAACAAATGTTATAAGATAGAAATTTTAATACCAATCTTTTGACAAATGTCGGGCAAAATTGGTGGTTTTTAAATGAATTTATTACCTCGAGTAAAGCATCGGCTACAATAAATGTGCAAACGGTTGCCATTAATGGGTAAATAGGTGCGATAAACGCTAAAGCAATCCCTATAAATGTGATCGGTTCTATTTTTCTTATTGGTATTGTCATTTTACAAAATTTCAGTGGGTTCATCTATCTCAATCCACATTGTTATATCGCTATTTAAAGGTGCAAATATCTCCTTTGTCGCTACATCTCCATTGGTTAATAATTTACCGTTGTCGGCTGTAACGTGAATATAATAATTTGGTATTGTTTCTACTGTCATATCTTTTAATTTTTATGCAATCGTCCAATTTTTAGAAGTCGCTATTAATCTCTCAGCTGCAGTCAATCCTGCATATCCCGGATTACTTGAAACGGTTATCGTCTGCGCTCCTGATGCCGTGCCTAAGTTGTTAAATATGGTTACTATGTTAGCTTGGCTTAAACTCATACCGCTATAACTATGACCCCTTGTAGGATTAATAACGCCACTTTTTGCTAATGTACTATTTGCACCTAACCAAGAAGTGAAAACCGTACAAACAGGTAAACTCAAGGCGGGTAATTCTCTTAAATTTAAACAGTTGTTAAAAGTAGAACTTAAAGTCGTTACGTTTGCCGTGTTTAAAGCAGGAACATACATAAGACTCTGCGCTCCATTAAACATACCTGTCATATTAGTAGCACTTATTGTATTTAATAATGGTATTTCTAATAATGAATTACAACCCGCAAACATCGACGTGAAGTTAGTTCCCGCTGCCGTATTAATTAAAGGTATCGTTTCAAGTGATAAGCAGTTTTGAAACATATTAGAAAAACTCGTTACGTTAGTAGTTGTCATTAATCCTACCGTTACTAATGAATTACAACCAACAAACATTTGAGTACAATCAGTACCCATAGTAAAGGCGGGAACGGTTGTAAGTGAATAGCAGTTATTAAATATATTTGCCACATTTGTCGATGCTGAAAAAACAAAATTCGGTACGCTTTGCAAATTATAGCAGTTTTGAAACATCGTTGAGATATTTGTAATGGTGCTTGTATCGAACAAATTTACCTCCTCTAAAGAATAACAGTTTAAAAACATATTATTTGCAGCAGTAGATCCGTTAGTCTCTGTAGGCTCGATATAAACCGTTTTTAAAGAATATAGATTATTAAATAAATTCGCTAAACTTGCTGTACTCATTTGGCGTATTGTTATTTTTTCCAAACGTGCGTATCTTACAATAGCACCCGAACCTCCAAAACTCGGTAAGCAGTTCGGTGTTCTAATATCAAATTCTAACCAACCAACCCCGAATCCATTTTTAGCTAAAGTTGCATTTTGAACTCCAAAGCTAACAAGCGTTAAATTTTGTCCTGATTGTGGTGTAATTCTCACTAAGGCTTGTCTAAAACCTTTGCTTGTTGTAGTTCCTGCGCTTAATGATGCAAATGTATGTTGATAAGAAGCTATTGCGTTTGAGGCGTAATTTGTTGTCGTACCGTCTCCCCAATCAACAGTGTATGCTCCTGTGCATTGTATGGCTACATAATTAGAATCGTCATTATAAACCGCCATTAATCCAATAACCTCTTGTGCTCCTGGTGTCGGCATTGTTAGCCAATCGGTTGGTCGTGTCCAAGCTGTACTTGTCGTTCCTGCCGAAATTGGTAATTTAAAAGTTCCTACTGCCATCTTAATTATAGATATTAAAAGTTACTATTATGTCTGCGGTCGGTGCATTAGTTGCGAATATCTTAACACTACCAAAAAATGATTCCGTTGCGGGTAAAATTTCAGCAGTTTTAACAATTGATATACTTGCATTTGCTGGTATTACATCGACTATACTTGTATCTAATATATTTGCATTTGAATAACTATATTCATACAATCCACTCACTAACGACCAACTTCCTGAAGTTAGCGTAACAGGCGTTACTTGCACAACGTCAACTAATCCGTTTTGCAGTTGTCCTTTTGGTATTTTTTTTGTTCCGTTCATTATACAGGTATTTTTGTAACGTTCATATTTAAGTCCGAAAGCCTCACGTCTGTAGATGAAGTATTTCTAACGAAAACCTCAACGTAATCCGTACTTACTAATTCCACAATTGCCGTTGTGCTTCCTGGATATTCTTGATTCGCAACCGATGTTCTAATCGTCATTTCGCTTTCAGCTATGATAGTACCATTTTTAGCGATTCCGATACTAATTACTTGGTTAGTTCCAGCACTTCTAACAGCCGTATTAATATGCACGACAAACGATTGACTAAATGCACCTCCATAGGTTAGCCTATTACTTGAGTGCGTAAATTTCGATAGTGTTGAGCTTGTAGTCGTTCCTGCTGCTTTTACCCATACGTTAACGTTACCTGTGCCGATAGTTGTATCGGTTGTGTTGTTAATCATATACAAAAACCCTCTTGTACTTGTATTGGTAATACCTACGCAATTCGAGAATAATGCTTTATTGCTCGTATTATCTAAACCGCTGATATAAGTACCGCCTCCGCTAAAGTTAACCGTATCTAAAATGTATTTTTCATCGCCTACGGTTGCCGAACTATTAAAATTTACACCTGTTTCGCCCGACAAAGTGACAAATGAAGAATAGATAATTCTCAAACGTCTTGAAACGGTACACGTTGACAAAACGGTAATCGCTGTTTTTGTACTTGCTGTATCGAATAAACAGTTACTAAAAGCTATCGTACCTATCGTACCATCAAAGATAAAACCGCCACTATTTAATAATGCGCTATCCCCTACAACAAAGTTTGTGTAGTTCTTAATCGTTCCACCACTTGCGCAATTTAGCAAGTTAACCCCGAACCAATCCAAAGCTGTTGTAGTTCCATCGCCTTGCAAATCAAAAACCAAAGCGTGTGTGAAAGATATATTTCTAATTGGCAAAGAATAAACCGAAGTTATTAAAGCCGTTGCGCTACTTAAACCTGTCGAACTAATCGAGCAATTTTCTGAGGACCAACCTACAATAACGGTATCTTGACCGCATACCAAACGAGAACCTAATAAATCGATATGTTTTAAGAATAAATAGGTATAACCGCCTGTTAATGTAATTACCCCACTTACTGCGCTTGGTAAGTCTGTTAAAGAATTTACCTCTATAAATTCTGCGTGGTTGCTTTCGTAATCAAAGGCATCAATTTCAGATTTTGTATAATAATCTAAAACCCCACTAACTATTGGAGTATAAAGAATATTAATTTTGTCGCCCGATTCCAAAGCATCGTCTATAGTAAGTGTAGTAGTTACAAAAGAATATTGTGAACTGTTTAATTCCTGACCATTAACAAAGACCGCATAAATTGCGCTCGGTGTATTTGATAGCGTGAAATCCTGTGAACTTGTATAACTAAATTCCTGCCTTGTTAATGGTACTCCTAAAGCAATAGCCTTATTTTTCCATAATGATGTTGAACTTTCATAGGTTAAAACCTCATTATTTGCAGGACTTGTTAAAAGTACGTCGTGAATTTCTTTTAATTCAAAACCATTTTGTACATTAATGAATATTTCGCCTACGGTTGCGCTAACTCTTGAAACTACACCAATATAAACTAAGTGTGCAGGTGCTACAGGTTTACTTGCTAATCCAAAAATTAGGTTTCCTGAAGTTCCTAACCAAACAGGGTCGCCTACTGTAGCTGTAGAAGTGTCTAAACCTGCTAACAAATCAAAGGTAATAACGTTAACAATATCATTTGTAACGCCTGTAGTTTCTAATAATCCCAATGTCTTACTACTTGTAGCCTCAGTTGCGTTTGATGCCTTAGAAACGATTATATTTGTACCATTTGCATCACTTATGTAAACCGCTTGACCTTTAGAGATATTTTCTGAAAGTTTTACCTGCGTTTGAGTACCACCGCCACCACCGCCACCAGTACTTTCAATAATCGGATTTAATGGATCGGTATTATCTACGGTAATATTAGCACCTGCTACAACTGATTCTAATTTAATTCCGTATAACTCGGTAAAGTTTGCATTTGCTTTTTGTTGGGATGCTCGTAAAGTATCGCCTGTTCCGTCATTTGCCGATGCTCCTACATTAACTATTTGTTGTGCCATTCTTTTTTAAATAGATTTCTAATTTTGCAATAGTTTTTTTAGCCTCACGCTCTTTTTTAGAATCCGAAGTCGGTGTCGTTGTCATTGTAATTGTTTTGATTTTTCAAGCCTGTGAAACCGTCTGTATCTATAAACCAAGAACCTTGATTTTGTTTCTTTGCAGGTGTTACTGTTCCCGCAGTATAAGCATAATATTCAGGAATTAAATTTAATGATAACCATTTTTCCATTCTTTGGCAATACATTTCAGCTTTGGCTCTTTGGTTTTCAACTAAAAAATCTATCTCGCTTTTATCGACTGCCGTTCCGTTGCTCGGAGCGTGTCTATAAATACCACCGTTTGAAACCTGATAAGCACCGACCTTTAAGTATTCTAAGGTACTTTGGTGGATTAAAAAAGGTTTAACGTACTTATTATACAAAGTCAAATAATTACCCGCTAAATCGTTGTTTTCAAAGTCGTCTTTTAGCTTCTCATAAAGCGTTTCACCTAAAGTTTCCTCTAATTTAGATATTTGCGCATCTATAATACAGAATTTATAGCGGTCTACATCGATATTACCACCCAAAAGGGTATTTTCTGTGATTTCGTTATCGTTTAAAAGTATTGTTTCCATTTTATTGTGGAGTTAAAAATCCGTTGTTTGGCATATCATTTGGCATTTTAGCTACTAAAGGGTCGTTTTGTTCAAAGTTAGCTTCTTTTCTTAATGATGGGTCTAATTCATTTAGCAATTCCCTTGCTTTTTTAGCCGTTATTTTATCGTTATTCTTTTTAATGTAGATGTTTCTCATCCAAAAATGATGGCATCTCGCCCCTCCTTTATACAACCATATAGAATACTTATCTGCTCCTCTTGGTCCTAATCCTTTATTTACAGTTTTGTTACCCGCTGCGATAATATCTTCTTTACGATACATCAATTTGGATTGCACCATTTTACGGCAAAATTCTCTTTCAGGATTTGGATTACCTGCATAAGAATAACGTATTTTAAAAATAGAAGTGTCTTGTTCGCTTTCTTTCATTGGAAAATTAGAAGGCGCATAAGCTAACTTAAAAGAAGTTTCCGTAATTGTTTCATCGGTTTGCGCCTCTCTTGAATCAATTAATTCCCATTCATCTAAATCTATTGATTCTCCTAAACCCATTAACTCATCGGCTAAAATTTCGTCTGTGTGTTCGTGTTCGTGCTTTGCTAATTGAGTAGGTGCGCTTTCGACTGGCTTACTTCTTAACGGAATAAAATCTAAATCAATAGTGTAACCATTAGAATTAAAGATTTCCATTAAACCATCAAGAATAACCTCTTTTTTCGGCTGTATTACGTTAATCATTAATTCATCAAAAGCTACTTGCAATTCATCCGCATTGTTGCCAAATCCTGTATTGTCTTTAATACCAAATAAAACAGGACTAACAACTCTATGCGCTAACATAATTTTTTGTGTAGCTTCAGCGGTTAAAAACTCGTATTGTTTATGTGCCTCGCTTACTTCTAATGATGTAACAGTAACAGCATTTTCTTTGTTGTCGTTATAAGCTAAAATAAACTTACCCGCATTACCTGAACCGCTTAATTTTTCCCTATAAGCGTTTAAAATCTCTCTCTTTTGTTCTTCTGTTCTATCCGCTCCATCGTTAAAGTTGATAATATGACCAAAAGACAAACCGTTTTGGATGTGATTAACGCAATAGTTCGCTATTTCTTCTTCTAACTTTGCATAAGGTAAAGAAGAAATGTAAGTCGGATCGGAAAAATAAGTCTTTCCTACTTGGTAATCTTTAAAAATATAAATTACTGAGCCGTTTTTTACGTCTTGACCAAAAGCGTCAATCGGTAATGGCTCGTATTTTCTCGGCTGTGAAAAATCACGTGAGTACCAATACATATTTATATCCCCTTTATCGTCCATTTTATTAGGTACAATACAATTTTTAGGAGTGTGTTTTATTTGGACTATCTTACCGCCTTTATAGA